AGACAGGCCACCCAGGGCAGCGTCGCCCAGCTTGCGCACGGCGCCGTTGACGGCGTTGCGGCTGTCCTCGATGCCCTCCGCCATGCCCAGGCCCAGCATCTTGCCCACTTCGTCGCGCATGACGCGGGAGGGGGACTTGATGCCAAACAAGCCCTTGATGAAGCTCATCACGTTGCCGACCCAGCCGGAAATTTTGTCCTTTATCCACTGGAAGGAATTCGAGATACCATTCCACAGGCCGGATACAAGGTTTTTACCGATGGACAGCATGCCGTCGACGGAGAACACGCTCTTGATCTTCGACCAGATGCCGGAGAAAAAGCTGCTCACGTTGGAAAAGGCGTTTGTGATACCCTGCCAGGCGGTGCGGAAAATGTTCCCGAACCAGGACGCCGCGCCGGAGAAAACGCCGGTGATCTTCGACCAGATGCCGGAGAACCACTCGCCCACCTTGCCCCAGGCGTTTTTGATCTTCGCCCATGCATTCTGGAAGGACGTCACGATATTGGTAATCGTCTTGACAAGCCACTCGCCCGCCTTTCGCCAGGCGTCGGAGAAAATCTTGATGGTGTTCTGCATGGTCTTGGTGAGCCAGCTTGTCACGGAGGAGAACGCCTTTTTGATGCCCTCCCACATGTTCAGCCAGAAATTGCGGAACGCTTCGCTCTTATTCCAAAGGGCGACAAACGCCGCCACCAGGCCAGCGATGGCCGCCACGATCAGGACAATGGGATTCGCCAGCATGGTCGTGTTGAGCAGGGCAAAGGCCTTGCTCACGCCGCTGATGATGCCCTGGATAGCAAGGGCAGCGGCCAGCACGCCCAGGGCGGCGGCGATGCCTGCGATCAGCGGCGCGATGGCGGGCAGGTTTTCCATCGTCCAGTTGACGATACTCTCCACAACCGGTGTGATCTTCTCCAGGATGACCGCGCCCAGATTGGCCAGCGCCGTGTTGATGGGCTCAATGACGGCGCCCAGCTTGGCCATGGCGTCGTTGTGACGGAATTGTGCCTTTTCCGCCTCCACCAGGTCGGCGTTATTCTGCACGTAGGAAGCATGGACTTCTTTCAAGCCGGATTCATTCAGCCATTGCATGGCATACTGCTGCCGCTCTGCCTGGGTGGTACATGCGGCAAGCCCTTCGTTGAATGCCTCCAGATCGCCGCCCATGCGCTCGATCAGCTCGGCGAAGGGGCCGACCGCCTCGCCGACGGCAAGCGTCTCCTGCAAGCCCTCCGCCATACCCTCGAATTTGAGGCCGTCGAATTTGGTCGCCGCGCCCGCGAACGCCTCCGCCGCGTTGGTGAGGTTCGTCGTGTCCAGGCCGGTCGCCATGAGCATGTTGAGGCCCTCCATGGCGGCGTCGGTCTCGCCGGTGACGGAGGCCACGTCCGCGAGGGTCTCCTTCATATCGTTCATGCTATGCCCGGTATCGGATGCATTCTGGGCGAGCTGCGCCATGTCGCGGCGATATTCCCGCGTTTCCTCCGCGAGGTTTGCCAGGGCGTCGATGGCGCCCTGGACGGCGTTGGAAATGAAGTCCGCGATAACGTCCTTGACGATCGTCCAGCCCTCTGCGCCCTCCTTCGCGTCGTCGCCCGCTTCCTTGGCGGCGTCGCCCGCCTTTTTGATGTCGGAAGCAGCGCCGTCCGCGCCGCGCTCTACCTCGGACAGCTTGGCCGCGTAGGTGTCGATTTCCTTCTGGGCCTTATTGACGACGGCCTGCTGGTTATTGATTTTCGTTTGCAGGTCGACGGCGGCAGCGCTGGCCGCTCCCTGCTCGCTTACTGCCTTTTGATAGGCAGCCTGGAGCACGTCCAGCTTGCGCTTCTCCGCGTCGTGGACGTCGCCCAGTTGGCGCAGCTTGGCCGCCAGGCCGTCGGTGCTGCCGCTCCAGTCGTCCATGCCGGAGGATACGGCCTTAAATTCGCTGTTTGCCAGCTTGACGGCCCGGTTGGCCTCCTGCATGGCAGCCTTAAAGTCGGTGATGTCCGCCTGGAATTGCATCGTCGTCCGAATGTTTTCCTCTGCCATGCTCTCACCTCCTCGATGTTAGAACCAGTTGTCGCCAGCCGGGCGTCGGATGCGCCCCTGCGCGTCGATCTCCTCGCCCTTCTTGCGCGGCTTGGAGTTCATGCGGCGCACGAGCAGGAAAACCTCGCGCGCCCGCTCGCGCCGGACGGAAAACGGCGTCAGGGCTGGGTATGCTTTGCACAGCGTATTGGTCAGGTCGAATAACGCTTGATACAGCGTTTGTGCATCATCCTCCGCAGCGGCTTCACCGCTTGCGAAAGGTCAGGCTCTTGATCTGGTCAAGGGAAAAACCAGTCAGGCCGACGATAACGTCCAGCACCTCGCGAACCTTGGTGCGGCGCATTTCTTCCTCGGTCAGGCCGGGGAAAATGTCCATCAGCAGGGGATTGATCACATCCGCGCGGGCGCGCATCAGACGGGACGCGGCGGCGATGATGCCCTCCTTGTTGTCCTGGTTGGTCAGCGCTTCCAGGTCGAGGCAGTCGAGCAAGTCCTCGACGGTGCCATACATGACCTCATAATCCTGGGTGCGGTAGGTCTTTTCGACTTCGCGCTGCTTGTTGTAGACGTTGAGTTTCAGCTCCATTTCTCCAGCCTCCTTTGCTGCGATAGAATGCGGGGGCGGATGCTCCCGCCCCCGTTATGGATTAGGACGCGGCCTTGGCTTTCAGGCTGTCCGGCGTGGTGACGGTATCGAAGAACGTCGCCAGGTCGGCCAGGCCCTCACGATCGGACACGACGAGGCCCTTCACGGATGCAGGCTTCCAGGTCTTGCCGTCCTCCGCCATCTCGCCCTTGGTAAACTTGTGCACGGTGTTAATGCCCGTGAAAGTCAGGGTCGTGTTGTTGGTTTCGGTGGTGGCGTCCTTGGTCTTGTAGGCCTCCTCGGGCGTTCCGAAGGTGCCCTTGTAGCGCCAGACATAACGGTCGAAGCCGTCGGTGTCCTGGGTCTTATAGCCCAGGGCGAAGTACCTGGTCCGGGTCGGGCCCTCGATCATGGCGCCGGTCGTCGGGTCGTAGGGCTTGCCGCGCAGCTTCGCCTGCATTGCCACGGTCAGGCCCGCACAGGTGATGGTGATGGTGTCGGGGCCCTCGCCATGAATGACGATCATCGGCTGGTTGTCGTAGTACTTCGCCTCGTTGCTTTCCTCGACGGTCTTGCCGATTTCAGCCACGGGCGCGAGCACTTCGACGTCGCCGGTCTTGTAGCCGCCCTGCTCCTCGTTGTCGTCGCCGGTCACCTCGGCGATGACCAGGCCTTCGACGCCGCGATACTCAAAGACTTTGCTCATGGTTATACCTCCTCATTGTTGATAGGCTGCACGCACCATGCGGTGAAGTGCCAGCCGGTGTGCGTCGGTTCATCGCTCTGCGCATCGCTGCCCATGCCGGGGACGACCCAGCCAGCCGCGCGCAGGCGCTTCGTCAGCTCCAGCGGGATGCGCTCCACCTTTTCGGGGTCGCTGCTATAAAAGCCGATCTCAAAGGCCCAGACGACGGAATGGGGCTGGTTGTCGTAGTGCGCCTCGAAAGGCGCGTCGGTGGTCAGGAATGTTATGAACGATTCCGGGTAAACTTGGGACGCGGGCATGGTGTGCATCAGCCATGCCGGGTATCCCATCTCCTCGAAAATGTCGAGCAGTTCAGACTTGACGCCCATGCCCTCACCCCCTTGTCAATGTTTGCAGGAATGCCTCCAGGGCTTCCCGCTGAATCCTTGCGACTTCACGCTTCACGCCGGGGCCAAATGCCGCCTTGCGCAGCTTGATGTCCGGCGCCATCTTGGGCGTGCCCCACATCAGGAAGATGGAGGGCCAGCCGCCGTCCCCCAGGTCAAAGCCGATGTTAACCTGGGCTTTAAGCGGCGTTATCCATTCGACTTTAGGCGTCTGCACGAGGGAATCGCGCGTGTCGCCGGTGGCCACATGGCGCGCGATGCCGGTCGATAGCTGCGGCGTGATGTAGTCGTGGGTATCCCGCAGGGCCTTGTCGGCAGCCTGCTGGAGATCGCCGCCCGCCTTTTCGATACGGTCGGCCAGGTCGAGCATCTCATCGAAGCGGAACGCGAATTTCGACTTTTTAGCCACCGCCGCGCACCCGCCTCGCCTTGAAAACTACATCCTGGTTGCGCATCTCCCAATTTTCGGGGGCGCCCATGATCTCATACAGCGCGCCGCCGGGCAGGATGCGAATGCGGCAGTCCGCCGTGATGTCGGGCCGGTGCCAGGTCGTCACGACGATGGTGTCCTCGATCACGAGCAGGTCGTTTTTCACGGTCTCCGTGCCGCCGTAGGACTTCACGTTGGCGAAGATGATCGGCAGCGCCGCCTCCTCCGCCTCGGTGGGCCATGTCTTGACGTCCACGCCGCCCACCCGTTTCCAGCCCGTGGGCGCGATCAGGCGGCAGGGCGTGGCCTTCTGGTTGCCCGCATTAGGTCTGCTCATTGGTCACCACTCCCCATTTGAGTGCGAGCTGCGCCGCGCGCATGCGGAAATAGGGCGAAAGGTCTGCATCGCCTGCGCCGTAGTTCCACAGGTCGGCCACGCCCCGCGCCACGATGCCGCCGAATGGCCGCGTATTGGTCACGGCTTCGGGGATGCCCGCGTCCTGGAGAAATTCCCGCACCTCGTCGATGTAGGGCTGCAATACGGGATTGATGTAATCATTCCCGGCCTGCCCCAGGCTTGCTTTTACATGCTCCAGCATGTCGAAAGGCATTTCGGACACGCCCTCACCTCCT